AGTTCCCAGCAATTAAAGAGGTTTTGCATTCTATATCACTATAGAAGGAGGCAACATTTCGCCTCGGTAGGCAAAGCCATGAATCAATACCATGGAGTATACAATAAGCTTGAGCAATATTTCCTCTATTAGCTTTATAAGCAACAGTAGAACCACCCTGTGTACTAATCCTACAAATTTCTCTAAGATAGTACCAAGGGTTTCTTGCACATTCTGTAAGTACTCTACTAATCTGGTCTCTAGTAAGTGTGGTGTGACCATTCTTATCTACAGCGTGTGGGTCGATATTAATAAGGCTATAATCATATATATTTAACATAAAATACCAATTCTTAATACCTAACCTTTTTAAATCACTCGCTACCTGTAGAAAAGATTTATTACCAGTTCCCAAATCGTAGAACTTATCATTTATTTTAGCTATTCTACCCATTAAGAAAATCCTTTCTTTAATTTAATTAGCTTTATATAAAAGTGATTAGTATTAATTAATAACCAGAAAAACTTAACTATTAATATACTAAAAATTTCAAGAAGGGATTTTCTAATATGGAAAATATAAAAGAGAATGTAACTGAAGTAACTAATGAAGAGGTAGTTCAGGAAGAACCAAAAAAAGCTGGGTTTAACCATAATGACTTTAAGAGTATTATGGAAATGATTAAGTCTATGGACGAACAGCTTAAATATCTTAAAGATATGAGTGAAGGTCTTGTTAGAAATAATTATGGTCTTAAGACTTCAGTACTTGAAGATATTATTAAGTATGATAAGAAAGAAATAGAAACTATGGATAGAGATACTATGGTAGAATTTCTTTCTAAGTATGTAAATGATGAAAATACTCTTACAGATTTAAATGCATTAAGTGATGATGAAGTTAGAGAAGAAATGATGGAAGTTAAGAATTCATCATTAGTTCTTTTATCAGCAAAGTCTGGTGCAGATAAACTTAAAGAAGAAAGTAATACTATATTCACAGAGTATATGAATTATGTAACTTCTGATAAAGCAACAGAGATTAAGAAGAAGAATTTAGAGAATCTTAAGCAGTCTCTTGAATTAGAGAAAGATGCACATAAGAAGAGAGAAATGGAAGAAATGATTAGAGTTATGGAAAGCTCTATGAATTATGATTTCCTCTATGATAGATTTAGACAGCTTGGTGAGAAAGAAGTTCAGAATATAAAAGAAGGATTCTTCAATGATAGAAGAGGAAGTTATATCATGGAGAGATTCTATAAGAAGATGAAGATGTTTGGATTCAAGCAGGATTTATATACATACTTCCTTAATATAGAAGAAACTTTCTTAGATGAGAAGTATCACCCATTTAATAACTTATTCCTCTATATCTATGCAAGAATGATAGCATATTCAGACCCATATAATAAAAAAGATGTTATGTTTGTTAATGCTATTAATAGTGGATTAGCAAGTCTTATTTATCATAAGTTTGAGTCTACAGAACAGGAATTAAACTTTAAAGGAATTATCATGGGAATTGATGATTACTTTATGGGTGATAGAGAGTTCTTTGAAAAGAATAATACAACTTATGAAAAACACCCAGAGAGAATTGAATATGAAGCTGGTAAAGAAGATGCTCTTAAGAAATTCTATATAGAGAAACTTCATAGCTTAGATGTTAATGATTTTGATGAGTCATTACCGTCAAAAGAATTAAAAGCTATATATGAAGATAAGTATAATACATTAGTATCTACTCAGGTAGAAGAATATGATAAAGAGCAGAAAGATAAAGAAGAGTCTGCAGAAAAAGTTATGAAACCAGAAATAGTTGAGGTGAAGTTAAATGATGCAGAACCAGTAGAGGTGGTAGATGAAGAAGAGACAGAAGAAGAAAAACAGCAAGAAACTGAGGAATGAACGATTTGAAAGGTTAAGAAATATTTCTAAAGAAATTGGAAATTTTATAGAAAGTACTATTATAGATTTTGATACTAATCAAAAAGAAATGGGAGATAAATTAGATTTAAAAATTTATTTTTATCCAACATAATAGTAAGGTAAGTGCAACTATTACCTGATTGAACATTAATAAACTCCTATTAAGGTACCGTGACGAAATTTGGGTCGTCACGGTATTTTCTTTCCCTTTTAGCACAATCAAATAAACTAGAATAATATGAAAGGATTTAATTATGGCTTCATATTTTAAATCAGATGGAAAATATATTTATTTAGAAGCAGATTATGCAGAATTCTATTTACCAGAAGATTATTTCGATGAAACTGGTAAGTTTGCAGAAGATAAAGGTGATATGATAAGAACCTTAGGTATATTTACTGTAGGTATTTTTGAGAAAGATAAATTAAAAGAAATAAAAACTTTTAATGTACCTACATGGATAGAATTATACTCACCATCTACTGAAACTAGAATTGTGAATATATCAAGAAATCCTAATGAAGTTAATGAGGTTAAATGTAAAGTAATTAACTATCAGAAAGGTGCAAAGATAATGAGTAGTTCTGTTATTCAGGATAGTAGTAATGCTGAGGATTATATGAATCTTATTATCAAAGGTAAACTTCCTCAATGTATTCCGTATAGTAGTATGATGGATTTATGGCAAAAAAATCTAAATCTTAATAATGTAGGATTTGGAGTAATGAATGTAATAGAAGAAATGATATTAGCTACTATGTGTAGAGATAGGAGAGACCCTAGTAAAAAATTCTGTCATGTAATAACTACAGAACCATTAACTGATTATGATTATAAGATGAATAATGTAAGACAGATATGCCAGTACACTTCTACATTCAATGCTCTTACATTTGAGGATATGGATTCTATGATTACTACATCACTTAATAGAACAAAAAATAAGGGTGTTGAAACACCTTCTCCTGTTGAAGTTATACTGAAACAGTAGTGTTTCCTAGGCATAGGGCATTCAAACATTAAAATAAATCTATAGAGTTTTATAATGAAATAAACTCTAATATTTCAAATTAAGGAGAAATTGAACATGGCACAAACAATACAGATTGTTCCTCGTTTTTCATTTCCGCATATAGAAAGTTATGTGAATGACTACACACAGGTAGCAAATGACGAACAAGTCAATGCTGTTGATGTCTCAGTCATTGAAGCATACGCTGTTAGAGCTCCTAAGGGTGTTGATAATAGATGGATTAGAAAAACAAATAAGGCTGATGCCATTAAGACATTTGGTGATTCAAATTTTAAGAAATATGGTCAGCCATTAATGCAGGCATTAAATGTACTTGATCATAATAACTCAGCTGTATGGATGATGAGAGTCATGCCAGAGAATGCAGCTTATTCTAATGCAATAGTTTCAATTCTTTATAAAGCAGATACTGCAGCTGATACTCCAAAGGCTAGTGATAGAAAGTTTAGAATTAAGCTTGTTGCTAAGAGTAAAGAAAATATATCAACTGCTAAAGCACTTGCTGCAGCAGCTAAGGGTACAGAATTCACAGACGCAGATGCAGAGACATATAAGCAGCTTCCATTACTTACAGTAAGATATTCAGGAAGAGGTGATTGTGGTAACTTCTACTCATTGAGAATTTCTCAGGCTCTTACATATGAAAAAGAATATGGTATTAAGATGTACAACTTTGAAGTACTTACATCAGAGAAAGGTCTTGTAAAAGATGCTAACTATGTAGGTGCATTAGTTTCTTCTATGAAGTATACTTCAGAAGGTTCTACTCTCATAGATGATGTAATAGATGAAGTTGACATTGATAAGACACCAATAATCGTAAGATGTAATGATGAGACAGTTCAGGCTGTATATGATGAATATGTTAAGTTCATTAAGCAGCAGAATATTGATCTTAAGGCTCAGTATCAGACTGACCTTACCACATACAATATACCAGCAGACCAGTTGAATGGTTCACAGCCAGTTGCTACGGAGCATAAAGAGAATTATGCTAAGCTTATGCAGTTAAGCGAGCTTATAGCAGCTACTGATGTAGACAACATTCCTGATGTTGATATGTTTGACCCAATTTATGGTAGACCAGTTGAAGCAACTGGAGAACACTTACCATGCGTATATTATCCAAAGAAGCTTACAGCAGATGTTAATACATCAGCTCCAGGTTATAATTCTAAGGATTATACAAACAGTACAGACCTTGTTATGTTTGACTCTATAAAGGGTCTTGTTCTTAAGAACGGTAACAATGGTTATTTTGATACTCCAAGAACAGTTCAGGACGATGGTGGACACTCAACAACTTGGACACTTGAGCAGGAGTATGAAGATGCATTGTTGAAAGCATATAATGGTACTCATGATAGAAGAATTCTTTCTCCTAAGAGAATACCAGTATCTGCATTCTTTGATGCAAACTATCCATATACAGTAAAGAATATGATAGTTGATCTTGCTAAGACAAGAAACGATTGTAGAGTTTATCTTGATACTGGTATTATACCAAGCTTCTCTAACTCTATCGTTAAAGGTCTTATCAAGAATTATACAGTATTTGATAGCCATATGGTATCTGTAGATGTACAGAACTATGAGGTTAGAGAGTACAGCACAAATAAGAAATGTAATGTAACTACATCATACTTCACATCAGGTGAGTATGTTGATCATATAACAGAGAATGGAATGCATATTCCATTTGTTAGAGGTAATTGTACTCTTACAGGACATATCAAGGATAGTTTACAACCAATCGTTGAAGAGTACGATAATGACCTTAAAGAGAGATTGTACAATAATAGATTAAACTACTTCGAGTGTATCGGAGAGAATTTATTCTATAGAGCAGTACAGAACACAACACAGAAAGCAGAAACTGACTTGCTTGAAGAGTCTGATTCTACTATCCTTTATACATTAAAGAGATTAGTTGAAAGAGATACTGAGAGTCAGATTTATAACTTCTCTGATGAAACTGTAAGAAAGGATTTCGTTGCAGTAGAGAAAGCTAAATATGCTTCATGGATTGGTTCAATAGTTCAGTCTCTTGAGTTCAATTTCGCAACTTCAGAATATGAATTTAACCATTCAATTCTTCATCTTTATTTAGCAGTAGTATTCAGAGGACTTACAAAGAAGGCTATTATTGAGATTGATATCAATAAGCGTCAGTATGTTGCTCCAGCTGAATCAGCAAATGAATAAATAGAAAGGAAATTGGATTAGATGGGAAATACAATACAAAGCGGTATTAAATCGCATACAAATAATAACCTAACCAATTATGCTCTTTTCTTAGGTGGTACAAACGTAATTAACGAAGTTTTAAGATGTTATGACCCTCTTAAGACAGGTTATGGTCGTTTGTTCATGGTAAGAAAACCAGCATTCTTATTGGATCCTCAGACAGGTATACCTCAGCAGTTCAATAAGTTTAAGCATATCGTAGAATATGGTAATACTGAAATTACTGGACTTAATGACGTATCAGTTGAGTTTGGTTCTATTACTGGTGGTTATGTTGGTAAGTCATTTGAGATTCCAACATTTGCTCAGGATAGTACAACAAGCTTTACTGTTACAGTATATGAGTTCTCAGGTTCTCCTGTAAGAGAAGTACTTCATACATGGATCAATGGTACTACAGACTTGATGACAGGTCTTTCACACTATAATGGTTCAAGTCTTGAGAAGCTTCAGGCTAATCAGACAGCAGAGTTTATTTATTGCTCTACAGATGTTACTGGTGAGAATATCGAGTACGCATGTTTGTTTGCTAACTGCTTCCCAGGTGGATTGAATATCGACGTATTCAACCAGCAGGGTGCACAGCACGAAGTTGTTACTACTCAGATTGATTTCCACTGTACAAAGTATGAGTCAATTCAGATAAATAAGATGGCTAAGGTACTTTTGGATAAATATAAGATAGTAGCTAACTCTCTTAACTTCTATAGTGGATTTAATGCTTCAGACTTCAATGAGGCTCTTCACTACGATATTAAGAGTGGTAAGATGGTATCTGGTATGGGTAATTCATCTGTACTTAATAGACCACAGAGTATCAACTCTTGGAACTAAATAGATAAAAAAATAGAGAAGGTAAATTATATTACCTTCTCTATTATTCTTTTAATTCGATATCTAGGAACATAGAAAATATACAATTCTGGATATCAAATAATTATTTCTTTCTTTTCTTCTTTGACAAGTTATAGAAGAATCCCTCATTAGACATTAATGTCTCATAATCACCATCTTCGACTATCTTACCATTATCTAAACAGAAGATTGTATCTACATTCTTAACCGTAGACAATCTGTGTGCTACAATAAGCACCATAACATCATTAGATATATTATCAATGGCTTTCTGTACTTCTGCTTCAGATTTATTGTCTAATGCAGATGTGGCTTCATCAAATATTAATAACTGAGGTCTTCTAATAAATGCTCTAGCTATTGTAATTCTCTGTTTCTGACCACCAGACAATTTCATACCGTTTTCACCTATAATAGTATTAATACCATCTGGTAGTGACTCTATGAAATCTTTTAGATTAGCTTTATCAATAGCTTCCCATATATCATCATCGGATACATTATCGCAACCATAGATAATATTTTCTTTAATAGTCCCATTGAATACTAATCCAGTTTGAGATACAACACCAATTCTCTGTCTATACATAAATTGATTAACGTATCCCATATCTACATTATTAATTTTAATAACACCATTAGTAGCTCTCCTGATACCATTGATTAATGATAGTATTGTAGATTTCCCACAACCAGAATATCCTACAAATGCATATTTCTTTCCTTTATACAACTTGCAAGAAATTCCATCTAGTATATTCTTCTTATCATATGAGAAACTAACATTATCTAATTCTATAGTATTAATATATTCCATATCAATACTGCCGTTTCCTTCTAGTTTCTCCGATATCATATCCATAGCCATATCTAGTGTACTAATAGTACTGGTTGCTCTAGACATCACTCTCAGTATATTATTGATACTTTTAAATGTGTCTTTAGCATAGCTATGAACAAGAGTAAATGTACCTATAGTTATTCTACCGATACTAAACAAATAGGCACCACCGATATCAATTAATGACCTACATGTAATGATAACTATATTCATTAACTCATTTAAAGTATTGCATTCACTAAATACATCTACTTTATTATTTGCATCTTCTTTGAATTTACTCATTATACCGCTAATAATACTATCTGCATTACCATGTGATTTAATAAAAGGTGCCATATTGAATGTACTAGATATAGTACTCAATATAACTTTAAAAGTTTTATTACGTCTCATAACAGTGTTATTTAATGATGTACCTAAAGCTTTCTGTATTAATATAAATACAGGTATTATTGATAGTACTAGTACACCTAATAGGATATGTATCCTAGATAAGATAACAAATGCTATTACAATATTTGATACATTATATAGTAAGGTTGGTATATGGTCTACAAATATATCAAATGTCATATTCATTACATTATCCATATTCTGATGGACATTACCAGCATCATGACTTTCACTAAAGTCAATTGGTGTCTTTAGTACTACAGTCATTATTTGATGTTGTAATCGTAATTTTATTGTAGCATCTTCTTTACAGAGGAACTTATAGTATATCATACTTATAAATGCAAATCCTAATATCACAATTGTTTGCAATCCATATAATCTTAATATCTCTGTAAACGGTTTACCACCAACCAATGCAGTAACAGCCATAGCAAATACTATATTTCTAATAGTATCTGAGAAGCTATCTACTAGACTAAATACATAGATTATCAATAGTCGTATTCTACTTCCCTTTGTGCAACTCCATAGGAATTTAATCCTATCCAACATTCCATACTTCATTTTAAAAATCTCCTTTCACTTATGGAACTATAGTCTATATGGTTACATGTTTCATATAGCTATAAAAATAATATATAAACTCTATGAAAACCCTATCTAAAAACAAAGATTTAAACTATTAATACGAAAGGTGAAATTGAAATGATTAGTGTATCATTTGTAAATAATACAATACAGCCTATCAAGGTTAATGATAGTCTAATTGATATATATGGTACAATTCAAGAAAGTAATAATGTTATTGATTCATTAGTCAAAGAATGTATTACTATTAGTGAAGATGTAATGTTCAATGAGGCTGTCGGTTTACCTACACTAGATGAAGAGGCACAAACCAAGAAAAGAACTGGTGTATTCGAGAAGATTGGTGAAGCAATATTAATCATATTTAAAAAAATTCAAGAATTTATAGATAGAGTTATCAGAACTATTAAAGATTTAATATACAGATTATCTCCAGTTGAAAAGAAACTTGATATGATTAAAAAAGAAAATCCAGAATTGGCAAATAAAGTATTAGCTGAGATTGATGCTGGAAATATATCAATGATGGATTTGAAGAATCTTAATGAAGTTGATAAGATGTATAATGAAATTCTTGAAGCTGCTAAGAAACAAGAAGTTGATCCAAAAACTTTATCAGGTAAAATAGAATTATTTAAATCTAAATTTGATGCATTATTTGACGAAGATAATAAAACTGTTAAAAAACTCAAAGCCGCTTCAGCTATTATAACTGCAGCAACTGCTATTATATTCATAAAGTCAAATCTAGATAAAGCTATTAAAGCTGACTATGATGCTAAAAAAGTATCTGCAGAATGGTTTAATAGAGCTAGAGATACTGTTAAGGAAATGGAGAAAACTGGATATCGTAAAGCATTAAATCCTAATGAATTAACAAAAGCTCAGATGGTATCAAATATCAATAATTATGCACAAGGTAATTTTGGTAAGATAGTTACTAAGAATGGAAATTTTATGAAAGCATTAAATGTTGTTATGACAAAGGTATTGAAAGTAACACAGCAAGATACTGATGCAAAAGAGTTTATAAAAGTAATTCATAAGTTAAATAATCAGAAACCATAATTTATTGAAAGGAAGTTTAAAACATGGCTAAGAAAGAAACAAAGAAACCTCAGGATACATCAGTTACTGAAGTAGCTGAGGAAGTTGTTGAAACACCAGTAGAAGAAGAAGTTGAAGAGGTTGTAGAACCTGTTGCTGAACCAGAAGTTGTAGAAGAGACTCCAGTAGAAGCTCCTGTTGAAGGAGTTGATAAGAACTCTGTTACAGAAGAAGAATATCTGATGGTAGGTTATGAGGATTATACTGGTAAATTTACACCAGATGTAGATGGTAGACTTATCGAGCTTATTGTACCAGATGGTATGGCGGGTAGAGTTACTACACTACTTGGTGAGTATGATTTAATAATCACTATTAATGAAGATGGAAGATTTACTGTAGGACCATTCTCTGGAGATAAGTTTAACGAAGCTGTTAGACTTGTAGCTGGTTGTGGTGTAATGTACAGAATTTAAGAATAAATAACTTCAAGGGATTTAACTTCTCTTGAAGTTATTCTTCTATCTGATACATTATGAAAACCATATTTTAAGATAATCAAGAAAGGAATTCATACTATGAAGTCTATTTATACTAAGATAGGTGATAAGTTTTATAAGGTCAATCAAGAGACCAGAATACCATCTGTTTTGAATAAATTAGTTCCTGGTACTTCTACATCAGTTAAAGTTGATGGTAATAATAAATATATAGGTCAGATTATTAATATCAATACATTAGAAGGACCAGATACAAAATCCAACTCAGAACTTTATAAAGAACTTACTGATTGGATTACAGATAAGAAAATAAAGTCTATAGATACTCTACAGAATTACTATAAGGTATATATTGATTATTCTGTATATCAGGATAATGCTGAAATAGAACACTCACAGATAGTAAGACCATTAGATGTTGAAGATACTGCTGTTATATTAGGAGTAAATAAGGATAACGAAACTGTTTATAGAAGAGTAAAGAGTTTTAATCCTAAGATTGATTTCAGATTAAGAAATCCACTTCCTCACGGTATTACTCAGTCAAGTAAATGTAGATATAGATTAAAGATTAATAATGTTGGAATATTCCAAGAGAAGAATGAAACAGCAAATGTAAGGCACAACTCAGTTTATGACGTACCATTTTATATTCCATCTTCAGTAATGAATACAACTTTAGATGAGTCTGTATTGGTGTATTCATCATATAACTTAGGAGTTGATATTCAGGATATTGATTTAGATTATATCCCAAGAATAATAGAGATTTCTATGTTTATTACACTTACAAACTTTGTAGCTGTATATGATGATTTGAAGATTGAAGAACTGGTAAATCAGAATAGACCTTCTATGGATGTTGCTATTCAGAGAGACCAACCAACTAGTCCTGGATTATGGGCTAGACCAGTAGAGTAATTATAATATAGGACTTTAGAGACTTAACTAAGATTATGTACTCAAATAAAGTGCAATTAGTACCTTGGATTTATTTCCAAGGTACTAATCATTTTTATGGTGTAATGGTTAATTTTATTTAGATACGGATAAGGCTTTAAGTTCTTTGGTACCATTTTTTTGTAGCTCCATCCTTTAATCCGTATCTAATATATTGTTATGGTCTTATAAGTTTACCAGCTTTAAGAAGTTTTAGCATATCAGTATTCTGTTTAGAAGTTCCTGTATATAAGAACTTAAGAGGTACTATCTTATTCAATACAGCAATATCTTTTCTAAATGTCATACTTGTATCATTACAACCTACTGCACGTAATGCTGTTATAATACTAGAACTATTTCCATTAAACTTAGGAAAATATCTTACATTAGGTATAGGATTAGTTTCTCTAAGTTTCTTATTTACTCTATCCTGAATATCTCTATAGTCAAATCCTTCAGCTGTTAGTTTAGCTTTTCTAGCTTCACCAGAACCATACTTATTATTGATTACATCATCAACTACTTTTTCTATTAGTTTCTCTCTATCAACTTTTGGTTCTTCTACTGGAGTATTACCTGTTGCTAATACTGTATCATATTTAGTAAGACCATAAGAATTGATAAGAGCCATTACTTCATTCACATAAGTTGGGTATGTAGAATATCCACCATCTTTAATTCCCTGAACACATTTTCTTGGGTCCATTGTATTACAAGCTTTTGAATATCTACTAAATTCACATATAAGATTATAGTAATCCTTTATAGAATCTTCAAGAGTATTATATGCTCTAAATGTATCTAATATATTAGTAGCATTTACACCATCATACCATTCTCTAGTTTTTGTACTATATACAGGTCCTTGCCAATTTCTACCACTCTTAATTCCAAAATATGCATTTGCTCTTGTCATAAGAGATGATGTACCCCAACCAGTTTCAAGAATTGATTGAGCTATACATACAGATGGAAGAGACCAGTTTCTATTACTATTCTTTCTTGCTAATGCTTCTTTCTGTGCAAGTATACCAACTTTATCTATATAATCCTGAATTTCTTTAGTACTTAGTTTAGCCATTATCATTTTCCTTTCTTTAAAGTATTAAGTTATTGTGAACCACCGTAAACTTCAAACAAAACACAATCCAATAAATCATATATGAAAGGATTAAATTCATAATGAAAATAGATTTATATAATACGAAAGAATTTATTGAGATAAATAAATTACAACCAATAACTTCTGCGATATTATTCCAAAGAGGAGATGTTCCTCACCCTAGTGGATTAATATCTAATGAAATTTTTGGAATCACTACTAAATCTAGAAGAGAGACTTTTGCATATATAGATCTCCATAATCATTTCTTTCACCCTCATATTTATAAAGCAATACGAAGGATGTTTAGAAATATTGATAAAATCATTAATGGAGAGATGTATTATACAATAGACTCATCTGGTAGATTAGTAGAAGATGAAGAAAATGGAGATACTGGTTTAGAGTTTATCTACAATAACTGGGAAAAAATAAATTGGACAAAGAATGATGAAGATAATACTGAAGAATTTGGTATGAGAAATGAGAGAATCAACTTATTAAAAAAATATAAGAAAGATGAATTATTTACTCAATATGAAATAGTAGTACCTGCTTTCTTTAGAGATATTAAAACAGGTTCATCCAGTGGTGGTGAAACTGATGATATCAATAATCTTTATGGTAAGTTAATAAGATTATCTTCATTACTGGATAGACAAGGTATGTTTGGTTTCCAATTCCATACAACCAATTATAATATCCAGAATACGATGATAGCAATTTATGATTATTTCAAACATAAGTTGGAAAAGAAGAATGGTATGATACGAAAGTATCTTATGGGAAAAAATGTGGATTACTGTATAAGAACTGTTATTACTTCACCTACATATCATGCAGATACTGTAGATGATTTAAAAATATCATTTGAATATACTTTACTCCCATTAGCTCAATGCTGTTCTTTAATGTATCCATTTGTAGTTAAATGGGTAAAAGACTTCTTTGATAGAAATATTATTCAATCAAAGAATTATGTATTACCAAGTAATGATGGAAATAATTATAAGATAATAGACCCAGAATCATATTACTCAGATAAGTATATTAAAAAACTTATTGATGGTTTTATGAAAGACCCTGAGTCTAGATTTAATAAAATAGAAATACCAACAGACTCAAAAACTCCTAAGTATATCCAGTTCTTAGGAAGAAGAATGTCTGGTGAATCAGTTGGAGAATTAGCAGTAATAAATAGACCAATGACGAGAACTGATTTATTATATATGGCTTGTGAAGATATTGCTAAAAATAAGCATGTTCAAGTAACACGTTATCCTATTAATAAATCATATGGTATTTTCTTTTCTAAGATAAGAGTTGGTTCTACAGCTAAGACTTTGCCTATGGTAGTAAATGGTCAGGTATATAATTGGTATCCTGATATAGATATTAATACACCAACCCATGAGATACCTACTTTATTCTTAGATGCAACTCAATTCTCTAACTCATATCTAACTGGACTTGATGGTGATTATGAACCCCAATATGGTCACCCNNNNATTAGACAATCAGCAGCCAAGACTCTTTAATTAAGAGTAAGGTTCAACGACTAGGGAAAGGCTAATTAATTTAATTAGAACCGAGTAGACCCAATAATAGGGTGAAATGTAGGTGAGATAATATCAATAAACCGAAATGGGAGGTATTAAGATAATTCTTAATGAAGATATAGTCTAAACTTATACAGAGATGTATAGATTATAAAATGATGATGGGGACCAAACCACTGAAAA